CCTTTGATTGCTTACGTGGCTGAAGCTCAATCTCTATGTCACCCATGCCAATACTTACTGACTCAGGGTCTTCGATTTCAATCTCAATAGGAACATCCAGCTCTTGCTCCATACCAAGAGGAGCTGCGTATAAACCTTTATCCATTGAACTTGTTGCCATTTTGTGTCCTTAAACCGTGTAGTACCGCTCTGTGCGGCTACTTTTAAAATACTCAACTTCATCAGGTTCATCGTTTGGTAACCTAATGAAACCCCCCTGACGAAAACGTGCTAGAGCTTGTGTGGTTGAGTCAACCAAGTCATCGTTTGCACCGCTTGGAAAGTCGTTACACTCTTCGATAACTTCTTTTGCCCATCTGCGGTCTGGTGCCCATACCATCCCTGAAGAGAACAAATCAGAGACAGCATTCACACGGGCAATCTTATCCTGTCCTTTACCCGGCGTAAACTCTCCTACGGGCACGCCCATGCGTCTAAACTCTTGATACAGCGCCGCTCCGTTAGACTTCTTCTCCACTACAAAAGCGTCTGGTTCCCACTCTTTGTACTCGTCCAGCACCATCTTTTTAAGGTCTGGAAACTCCATACGTTTCTTTATAGCGTTGAGTAAGATAATGTTGTAGTTCTTTGACTCCTCATTGAAGAAGACCCCCCATGTCGTCAAGGCGTTGTAGTCAGCCCTGTTGTTTGTTTCTTGGGCAGCGTCAAGACTCATGATGATGAACTCGCAGTTGGGAGGCGGTTTGTCCTGATCCCATATCTGCCACCACTCTCTCTTTATTAGAGCGCCCTCTTCTGATACAGGGTTCTGCATATACTGGGCTTCCCAGTAACGCACGTCCATACCAGCCTTTTTAGACAGTAATTCCTCAATAGTCCAGAATTCACCCCACAGGGGTTTCTCGTTCAGGATTGCAGGAAACTCAACGATCTCCCAACCATCTACACCTTCTTCTCGACCCATCTGACTAACTATCTGACCAGTCAAATCTAACTTTGACCACCGTGTCATCACAATAATAATAGCGCCCCCAGGCATCAGACGTTGAAGAGGACCAGACTGGAACCACTCCCAAGCAGGAAGAAACACATCAGCTCGCCCAGTTTTAGCGTCTTGCTCAGAATGTGGGTCATCAATGATGAAAAGATCAGCTCCGCGACCAGCCAAAGCACCGCCAACACCAATAGCGAAGTATTCGCCGTTTGAATTTGTACCCCATCTTGACGCAGATTTACTGTCAGATTGCAGTTCTACGGTAGGAAAAATGTCTTTATAGTTGTCCATTCCCACCAAATTTCGCACTCTACGACCAAAATTTACCGCCAAATCAGCTGTGTGGGAGGCCATAATGACCTTCTTATGCGGGAATTTACCCAAAAACCATGCTGGTGCTAGGTAAGAAATCAGTTCAGACTTGCCATGACGGGGTGCAATATTGACAATGACTCGCTTTTTCTTGCCATTTGCTATGTCTTCAAAGATTTTGGCTAGTCTACGGTGATGTGGACCCACTTTATAGCCGGGGTACACGTGATCTGCAAACTCTAGGAGGCTCTCTTTACCAAAATTCTGCACAGATTGGGCATCCCAGACCTTAATAAGCTCAAGAATCTTGCGTTTTTCATCTGCTGACGCTGTTGGCAGAAGGTTTTTTAGGGTTTCAATCTGTTCTCGACTGACTTTCACCGTACAACCTCTACCATCTGTACGTCAACAGTGCGTTTTTCCAGTTTGGCAAGGGTTTCAAGCAGTTCTTTCTCAACTTCTTCCATAGATTGTTGTTTGTGCGTGATTTCAGAGCGTCTCTTGAAGGCGTCTACCCCGTCTACTTCTCCTAAAGCACGTAAGGCAGTGAGCCGCACCTTGGCATCTGGGTGATCGGTCTCCGCCACCAGCTTGTTTACCACAAATTTCTTTAAGTCAGCCAACTCTTTCACGACCATAGTGTCGTGCTGCGCCACCATTCCCGCAAGATAGGCTATCGTTGCGTTCGGATACGTAGACAGAGTGGGTACTTGTTTTTGATCGCCCATCATGCTCTGGGCAATCTCGACCGCCTGCTGGCGTTCGTCTTCATTTGGTTCAATTGGCGTGTTTGTCAGGTCCGCTATAAGCTTAACAGTCCTTGCACGCATTTCCAGTTCTTCACGCGGAGACAGCTCGGGCATAGCGTCAACGGCAGACGCCGGGAGCGGAACATGAGAGTCTATTTCTGGAATTAAGTCTTGCATTGGGAGGGAAGTGGCACTCCGAAGTTGATGAAATATACCACGTATTTTGATAGGGAGGTAGGATTCCTACCCGGGGGGTATTAGGGAAAACACCTATGTACAAAGTGAGAGATAAAAAAAGACCCCGGGGTGGGGGTCTAAAGGAGGAGGCAACTTACTTCGGTAATTATATACACGTTGTGGGGGATGTGTATAGATTTCGTGGAAATTTGAACATGTTGTGGGTTATTTATGCAAGTCTTGGTGTATAGGACGCGGGGGGGACCCATTTGGGAATCGGGGGGGTGGGGGTCGTCTGCCTAGCCCCGTATATGTAAAGTTTGTGTTATACTAATTCCAATGCGATGCAATAGTGCAAAGCAGAAACGGAGAATGCAAATGGACGGAATGCTCACAATCAAAATGGCGGTAACTCTGCCAACAACTAAGTACCGCATGAAGCGTGTCACACTAGCCAAGTCATGGTGCAAGCGTAGTGAATGTGATAGTGTGTTTGCCAAGTTTTTAAGTATAAATGTCCATATCAACCCTACGCTATTGCGTGTGGAATGGATAGCGCAGGAAAGCGTGTTTGCTGGAGAAGAGTCTTAAGAGTAACTGATGAGGCTTGAATAGCCGAAACCGCAGGGATGCGGTCTTACTCAACTAACTGGAGAATGCAATGAAACCTTGGAATGAAATGTCAGTGATGGAGCAGAAACGCGCAGAGTACAGCGATTTGCACAAAGATACTTTCGGTTTTCGTCCATCAATGCAAGATTTTGAAAGAGTGGCTAAGTTAACTGATGATGAGTACATGAAAGAGTACACATACTTGGCTGAGTTGATGAGTAGACAGGACAACTGAAGAGACTTAAATAGTCGAAACCGCAGAGATGCGGTCTTGTTCAACTAACTGGAGAATGCAATGAGACAACTTGAATTATTTGACGAACAAACCGATATTGACTTTGCAATGGGTTTGACAACAGAGCAATTCATTGACCTAAAACATCGTGAGGGTGACGCATACGATTGGATCAAGCAAATCAGAGAAGTGGTTCAACGCCATTATTCTATGAAGAGACGTTTGGAAGCCACTTTCCAACACGACTTAGAAATAGCTAGAACACCACCTTACTTACGACCCAAGCGGTACTGAACACAGAGGACTTTACAGGGGACTTTGGTCCCCTTTTTATTTTGCCTGTGCCTTTGATGCCAGTTATTCGTCGTCGAGCGTGAGCCATGCGTGTGCGCCAAGCGCCTGTTTAAGCGTTCAGGGTACGCTGAAACTATATCTAAGAGCTAGCATGGTGTATAATTCAATCACCGCAGACAATTCGGTTTGCGGTGTTTTTAAACTTTTCGGAGAATGCAATGAACGCAAAAACAAAAATCGCCTCGGCGATCCCCGCTACCACACTAGATGTGGTTATCCCTACGTCTGTAAAAGACGCGGCATATAAATTCGCCAAGACTGGTGAAACGTCTGCCACAATCGCCCGATACGTCATGGACAATGACGCGTCATTTCCTGATGAAGTCAGCAAAGAATTGAAAGCCGATTTAAACGCGGGTTTCATGTTGCGGGCGACTGAATTGTGGGGTGATGAATTCTACAAAATCGGTGATGGCGGCACTTACATTCCATTGGGCAATTCAATTGTCTTAAAGAATGAAACCCCGCAAGGGTCAATCCGCGTCGGTCTGTCTTATTGCTTTGCTATGAGTCAGCAAGAATTCGGGCAATTGAAAAACAAAGATCCACAATTGCATGGCATTGTCAAACCAATGCGAGACAAATTCAGCAAGTATTCCCACAATAATATTACAGCGCTGAAATTGGCGGCACGTTCATTATTGAATGACGGTAAGAGCAAAGCACGTACGGGGAATAAAAACTTTGTCGATGCGTTGATTGAAATGTTTATCACTTTTGATAAACGTGTCTTGAACGCTGAAGCACGTACTGATGCCACCGCATCAGCGTTGAATTACCGTATGGCAAAAGATGCGTTTTGGACCGCATACAATAAAAAATAATTAGCTAACTGTTTTAGACCCCGCTTCGGCGGGGTTTTTTTTCGCCCAAAATATCTGCCTACCCCCTGATGCCAGTTATATGTCGTCGCGCGTGTGCAAGGTCGTGCGTGGCAGTCGCGCTCTTATATAGCGTTTCAGGGTAGAGTGAAACACTAAATAGTTGTTGTATAATTCTCTTACCGCATAGCAATCAGGTTGTGCGGGATGTTCTTTAACACTTCTAATGGAGAATGCATATGAATGCAAAGCAAAACTTCGTGGTCAAGTCCTTTAAGGATGCGGCTATTCTTTCGGCTACTATTAGCGAGCGCATGGCAACAGTCGCTCAGTTCATAGTCACCCAGTGCCCTACTTTCTTGGATGATGTACCCAAGGAAGTTAAAGCGGAACTTAACGAGGGTTGGGCAGTTCGTTGGCAGGAACTCAATCCTGCTACTGAATTTTCACCCGAATGGATACCCAAGAAAAGCGGCGGCTTTATTGCAACCCTTGCCTTTGCCTTGTCCTACAGCCAACAGGCTTTCGGTCAGTTGAAGAATGAAGACCCAGTAAAGCATGGCGTCATCAAGGACATTCGGGACAAGTTCAGTAAATACTGTTACAACCGAATGAAGGACTTGAAGAAAGCGGTTCGGGACTTGAACCCTGAGACAAGGACTAGGACACAATCCGACAACTACATAACCTACATTGAGAAAACGATGGATAACATCAAAACTCGATGCAAGAATGCGGTTGCAAGGGAGGACGCAACAGCCAACGAGCTAAAAACAAGAATGGCAATACAAGCATTCATGGATACTCTGAACAAGTAACCACCCTAAGAACCCAGTCTGAGAAATCGGACTGGGTTTTTTTTCGCCCAGCCCCCCTGAGACCAGTTATATGTTGTCGCGCGTGCCTGACCCAAGCGCCTATTTAGCGTTTCAGGGTGGGCTGAAATTCCAAGATTCCAAAAAGCGATTCCAAAATTCCAACCCGATTCCAATTTTTTGGAACAAATACAGCCTTGTTCTAACCAAGTTCTTCTAAGCAAACCGCAAAGTATCTTCAAG